GTACAAAATGAACACAGAAACCATAGTGAAATAAGTGTAGTTGCGGGTAATGGACTAACTGGTGGTGGAACTATCGTGCAAAACAGAACAATCAATGTGGTAGGTGGTAATGGTATCAGTGTGACTGCAGATGCTATTAGTACGAATGACGCTCAGATTGTGCATAATAGCCTATCGGGATATAATTCTGATGAACATATTAACTGGAAAATTGACCAGGGTGCTACGGTTATACATTCGAGCAACTATACTAATACTACCTACAGTGAAGGTGATGGTGGTTTAACAGAGAAGAACTTTACAGCTACTCTGAAGACTAAACTCGATGGTATAGCTGCTTCAGCAAATAACTATTCACATCCGACAACTGCTGGGAATAAGCACATTCCGTCAGGTGGAGCATCTGGACAATTCCTGAAATATAGTGCAAGCGGTACTGCAGTTTGGGCTGCTGATAACGACACAACTTATAGTATAGGAGATGGTGGACTTACACAAAAGAATTTCACCACTGCCTTATACAATAAGTTGAATGGTATTGAGGCTTTAGCAGATGTAACAGATGCAGCTAATGTCAATGCTGCTGGAGCAGTGATGAACTCTGACACCTCAGCATCAGCGATGTCCTTTGTACTTGACGAAGACAATATGTCAAGTAATTCAGCAACTAAATTGGCAACACAGCAAAGCATTAAAGCGTATACTGACACAAAAGCTGCAATGGCTACGAGAGCTACCGACCCATCAGGAGATCCAGATACAGGTGTTGGTTCGTTATCCGTAAATACAGCAGACAATAAAGTATTTATGTGGATGTAGATCGGCTGTAAAGTAACTATTATAGGAGGTGGTTTAAAAGAGCCACCTCCTATAATCTTAAAAATGGTAACGAATTATGGCGGGAGCTTCTTGGAAAAAAATAATAACAGACAGTATTAACAACGATGACTGGTCTGGTTCTGATTTGTCAATAGAGAATGGTGGTACAGGGGCATCAAATTCAGTTACAGCCAGAAGTAATATAGGTGCTGCTTCTTTAACACACAATCATACGAGTTCCACAATATCAGATTTAGATTCAGGAGATATAACATCGGGAATATTATCAAATTCTCGTCTACCGTCTAATTGCGGAGCTAACACGTCTTATTTACGTACAAGTGGTGGTACACTTTCAGGCAATTCAACATTTAGTGGCATTACTTCGTATACGGGTGAGAATGGATTGAGGGGAGCGGGAACAAACTGGAATATGGTAGGAACTGCTGTAGCACTGAAGATGTTACAGAGTTCACCTTATACAGTGGGTTATACGGGCTCTGAAAGGCGGTTAAAGGAAAACATAACAGACTTATCTATCTCGGCGGATGATATTATATCACTTATGCCGAGAGAATTTAATTGGAAAGATTCAAAAGAAGACGATGTAGGTTTAATAGTTGATGAAGTTGAAGATACCATACCACAATTGATATTTAGTCTTGGGGGGAAAAAAGGAATACACTACGATAAATTATGTATATATCTATTATCAGTCATCAAACAACAGGCTGAAAAGCTTAATCAGATAAATAAATTGTTATTAGAGAAACCCAATAATAGCTGGCTCAAGAGTGATATACAAGATTGGTTAAAAGTTAGAAACATCTCATATCTTGACTCTGAGACAAAACTTCAATTACTTGAGAAGATAAAATAAATGGAGGGATATCAATGAAGATAGAACTTGGTAAGGTAGTATCATCAAAAGAGGCGCTTATAAAAATAGCACAGTTACCCATGAAAGCAAAAATGTCTTTTAGGGTTGCAAAGGCAATAAAGCAGATTGAGCTTATTTATGATACATATGCTGAAACGAGAAACAACAGAATGAAAAAGTATCAAGAAAATGGTGAAATAAAACCTGGTGATAAGAATTGGGATAATTTTATTGCGGAGATGGAAGAAGTTCTTGGAGAAGAAATAGATATTGATATTACGAAAATTCCTATTTCGTCCATTGCCGATATTTCTCTAACACCATCAGAATTGGTTAATTTAGACTGGCTAATTAAAGAGAAATAATATGAAAGATTCAACTAATAATAACAGAATCCTGATAGTAGATGATGATAAAGCTATCACCGAAATAATAGTAAAATGGCTTAAAAAGAAATATAAGGGCATACAGATTGACTATACAAATGATCCTAATATAGCTTTAGAAATGACATCAGTTACAGAGTATCAACTTGTGATAGCAGATATTATGATGGATGAACTCGATGGATTTGAAATGGTGAAAAGGCTCAACGGTTCTGTACAAACAATAATATATATATCTGGGGATGAAGAAATGCTTAATAAGGTGGTGGAAAATGATATTATTTCTACAGCAATGAAACCACTTGAAATGAAATCTCTAATGGAACAGGTTGAAACAAAACTAAGGTTTGCAGACATGCTAACGGATATGTACCAAAATATAAAACAAATAAAAAATATAATAATACAACGGAAAAAAAATGGCTGGTATTGATCAAATATCTAAGGATGTTGAAGAATTAAAAAAATTACTTGAAGGTGATATGATTGATATGGGTGAAGATCGATCCTTAAAGCAACAAGTCATTAACAACACAAAGTTTCGTAAAGATTGGTATAGATTTAAGTGGATGTGGATTGCTGGACTATTATCAACCTTTTTTGGTGCGTTATATTTGTTAATAAAAATAATACTGGAAGCGAAGGTTTAAATGAACTGGTTTCTACCATTTATACTTTCTACGTCAATATCAATAAGGTCTCCGAATGTTGAGCCGAACCCGTTGGATTACCAGCTCGCATTTTGTTACGAGAAATTGGGTATATTATATGCCTCTGTAGAAAAAGAACAAGAGTTAGGTCAATTATATCAAAATGAGGAGTACTGGGCAAAAACAGATTACAAATACACATATATCAAAAATAGATATGTGAATAAATCAAGCAGGGGAATCTGTTACAATCAAGCAGAGATTGGATTGAAATATAAGAGGTTCTATGGTGGTTATGCACTCAGGCACGTGCAAGAAATTCCATCGCACCGATTCACAGCGGGATATGAAAAAGATATTGCATTGTCGGGAGTAGCAAGGCTTGTAAGTAGATATAACATCAACACCGATTTTCAACAAATTGATTACAGCACATTCTACAAGATTGAATTGGGTTTAATGAAATTCCTTAGTGTGAATATCATGGGGCAGTATGAAAAATCAGGCGAAAATAGTTTTTGGCAACTAAAAACAGGGGTATCGGTAGAAATACCCACATTAAAAGGAGAATAATAAAATGGGAGAAATCATCATATCGCTATTGGAAAAATTAACTGGCGTAGAACTTATCGCTTCGCTGACAGCATTACTTGTAGCAATACAAACGCTTGTACGACTGCTTGGTGAGTTTTTCACCAAACTTGGACAGTTTGGCAAATTTGCCGACGATGAGGGCTGGATGGATAGTTTTGGATCATTCTTACGCTCTGTGTCCACTTGGATTGGCTCTGGGTTGAGCTGGTTTGGGATTGGAAATAAAAAGTAATGAATCTTCAAAGATTGATAGATAGCATCAAGAAGCATGAGGGTCACAGCCCCTATTTGTACAAGGACTCAGAGAATGTCGAGACAATCGGCTATGGTTTCGCAATACGGCATCTCACCCTTGAGGTAGATGTGTCGAGCATTATTCTTGAACGGAAGATATTGCATTTAGTAGTTGATTGCTACACCCTATTCCCATGGCTTTCTTCTATGCCCGCATTAGTGCAAGAGACAATTATAGAGATGGCATACCAAATTGGATTACACGGGTTATCAAAGTTTGTTAAAACAATATCGTATCTAAAATCCAATGATTGGGATAAGGCTTCAGAAGAAATGCTCAACAGCAAGTGGGCGTCCCAGTCAATCAATAGAGCAAAAGAGCTCAGTAACAGGATAGCATCGCTTGAGGATGGCAATAGAGATGGTTAATCCACTTCAATACATTACTTCCCGACCTCACCCGCTTGGGCAGGAAATTGACTTGGAGTTTACTGTACCTGCGATACCTCCTTCCACTTACTCAGTGTACATATTCAAAAAGGAAGGAACAGATATTACTAATACCGAAATAGATGACTACTTTGCCGGTAGCACACCCTCCGGATTAACGGTCTTCGAGCTACATTATGACGGAGCAGGAATCCCACATTATATGGACGATCTTGCCTGTGAGAACGATAAAACCTATTATTACAAGGGAGTGGTTCAGGACAAATCTAACTCAGATTATTCCTCAGCGATAGGAACTAACAGCACCGCCACAATCAATGTCACCACCTCTATAGTTGACGCAAAAGACCAAGTGGTAAAACTCTTGAAGCGGATACTTAGCAATTACAATATGGATGAGATAAAACATTACCAGCTATTCAGGGAGTATGGATTGCAGACAGATAAGACACCAGTATTCTACATTGTAAGGGCAGGAGGGAGCGTTGTACAACGGTTCATAGGGGCATTTTTACAGCAAAATAATGGGAACGCATCCTACGGAGAGATTGACATGGATGTGATACAGGTGATGTGGGAAGACCCCAGTACACTTCGCCGAGACAAGATCACGAACATATTTCGTGAGAGCAGAGAAGCGATGCGTCAATACCTGCTTCACCCAAGAGGAGGAAAGATGGTATGGGTTGACATCTCTCTGGAGGGTGATGCAATCAACAGCACGGTACAAGATCGCATTCAGGTGACAGGTATGATGACCGTTGCCTGCGGAATAGAATCAGACAGTCAGTTCGATCCAGATTTGGCATCGTGGACAGAAGCAACAATGCAACCACAGGAGTAATAGATGGCAAAATCAAAAAAACATAATAAAACCAAACGCAACATATCCCTCGGGGAATACAAGGTATTAAGTGGAATTACAGAGACAGTGATAGCAGGTTTCAAGGTATGGCTCGGAGGGACAAAAACGAGAACAGAAGAACAATGGAACAAGGAATTAAATAAGTTTCTTAAAAGTTAAAAAGGAGTAATAAAATGAGTCAGATACGATTTGATGGTAAAATCCTTCGTGAGCCGCAGGCGGCGAGTAAATTGGTGGTTGGAATACCACCAAAAGCCAATCCTCTGGCTACAGGGAGGGTAATTGTTTTGGGAACATCAGAAGGCGGTGCTCCCGGTGTAGTACACTGGTTTGCTGACAAGAGCGAAGCTCAAGATATCCTTCGTAATGGTAATGCACTCCGGGCAATTGGATTTATATTTAATCCTTCATCCCAGGGTGATGGCGCACCTGCAGTTGGTTATGTCCGCACACAGACAGCCGTGCAAGGCAGTCTCACAAAGGGAAGTGTTAAGCTCACGGCTCGGGACTACGGTTCGTGGACTAATAATATCTCGGTAAATGTAGAGAATGGGACAGTAACTGACACGAAAAAGGTATCAATCAATTATGGCGACGTATTTGTGATAGCAGACAATCTTGGATTTGCACTCAATGTCGAATATACAGGTGCATCCACAATGGGAAAATTGTCCGTTACGACAACATCAGGGGGAACCACAATTGCAGGTGCACACGGAGATACGGGCACGGAAAAGACAGCATTCGAGTTTGACCTGAGTCTCTCGGATTATGATACGGTTTCGAAGGTAGTTGCATCAATAAATGCTGTAGCTGATTGGGGGGCTACAATATATGAGGAAGCCCCTGCTGGAGTGGGATCTCTCCCATCCTCTGTGATTAATGACCTAGCAGTTGGATTATGCCACAACGAAGGAGGACTTAACCTGAAAGCCTACCCCTATATTGTGAAGCATTGGATAGATAACAACTCAGCATATCTTACAGCATCGGTGGAGACAGCCGGAACACAGATAACCGATACAAGCGGTTATGAGCTACTCACATACGGAACAGAGGGAAGTATGGATACAACAGCCATTGCCAATTCTTTGGAGTTAATTGAAGAAGAAAATTGCCAGATTATATGGATAGACTCGGATATGGCAGCCCAGCATGCAATGGTGGACGCACACTGCCGAAACGATGCCCAGAATGAGAGAATGGCATTTTTCGGAGGATCGAGCCAATCATCCAAGAGTGATGCAATCACAGATGTTAGTTCAGCAGCCAACGTACTCAACAGCGCAAGGTCGGTATTGGTGGCATGTGGAATTAAGGACTTCACCGCAGACGGAAGCGGAGTGGAAGACCTGCCACCGAAATACTTAGCAGCAAAAATGGCTGGTCTCACAGCCGGACTGAAAGTGTACGAACCCCTCACACATAAGGTATTTTCGTGTGTTAGTTTGCAGTATGACTTTACAAAATCGGAGAGAGAGGAATTAATTAACGCAGGAGTGCTTGCACCACGATATTATGAGGGGATGGGATTTATTGTTAATCAGGGCATCAACACCCTTCAAAACAACTTGAATCTCTGGGACGCAAGTACAAATCTCTCACCTGAAATCAGTCTTATGAGGTCAGCCGACCAGGTCAACAAGGAACTGCGTGTATCCGCAGAAAAGCATTTCGTTGGAGGTACAGTTGGAGTCGGGAGAGATACCATCTTAGGATTTGCAACCAGTTTTCTCATGGATAAAGAGAGAGAGGGAATAATAGCAGCGAACGACAGCGATCCCGATAACAAACTTCCAGCATGGGGAAATGTATCCGCAACGAGACTTTCCGACGGCTGGCACGTGAAATACAGTGTGAGGTTCAACAATCCATTCAATTTCTTCCTATTGGAGACAGTAGCTGTACTATAATCTGAAACATTAATATTAAAAGAAGGGAAATGACATGAACGTAAAACATGGATCGAGAGTAGAGATCATATTTAAAACAGCCACCGTTGGTGTAATCACTAACTTTGCACCCAACGAGGATACGGGATTGCAACCTGTATACGGTATAGGACATTTTCATCCACAGGAACTGGTGGCTACCCGCTACACAGGAACATTCACATTTACAAAATTGATAATGTCCAACGAGAAAGTATCTGATATTGGATGGATTGAAACTAAAAATAAAACGTTAACGAACATGGCAGAAGACTTCCTCACCCAAGATGGATTCAACATCCAGGTGAAGGATAAGTATACCAACCAGGTATTCAGAACCTACTCAGGATGTAAAATTGCCACCAAAGGAATCAACATCACTGAGAATGCCATTATCGTGGAAAACGGCAACGGACAATTCGTGAATACCTCCGAACCTGATGCTGTCAAATAAGATGTGAAGACCTAAAACAAAAGGAGTAAAACATGGTGGTGGAATCAGAAACAGTCGTTCTTAATTACAAAGGACAGACATATACTCTGAAGAAAAACCTGACAATCGGTGAAATGCTCGGGTTAGCAGGGAAACGATATAAACTTACAGGGGGGCAATATGAAGCCCTCTTAAAATCAGAAGCTCCAGGTGACAGGGATATGGCATTCCTGACTGACATTGTAGTTGAACTCGATTCACGGATTGTGAATGCTCCAGAAGATTGGGAAGGTGCTGCAAATGAAAGCGAAACAAAAAAGCTGGTTGACCTATGGGACATGTGGATGAAAGAATCAGGGTTTTTTCGTCCCCCCGACTCCGCAGGAGATGGAAAAGCGGAGGGGAAAACTCAAAGCGAGAGCAAAAGCAAACCTAAAAACCAATTGGATGAGAATATGGTTTAGACGAAAGTACAATCTTCCCCCCAAAGACCCCCGATACCTCGAAATGACTGATGAGGATATCTTAGTGGACTTTTATGAAGATGAGATATTTAACGAAAATATGGAGGAGCAACTTAAATCGGTATTACCACACTGTAATTCATGTGACTATCGAGGGGAACCTTACATGAACAGTGAACTTTGTCCTAAATGCGGAAGTGTTATGACTATACCAAAAAATACATATGGAGATGACATAGAAAGTGATCTCCGAGACATCGGAATTGATCCAGAAGAAATACTTACAAACTCACCTCATACCCTCCTTACCCCACACAGGT